CAGCTACTTTGTTTGGTGGATTGCCATACTACGCATCTTCTGTCGGTATAGTGTGGAAAGGGGAATCTGGGCAGGCTGATGCCGTTACTACTACAGATAGCCAAGCAATTACCTACAGCGGCATAACAGCTTTTAGCTTTTATGGCTCTCGCTCTAATTACAAAGCCTTTAAGGATATTCGTCCCATTATTAAAACTAAGCGCGGCGTTACGCTTAACCTTGGTTTGGATGTAGACTTTAAGCGAGCTTCTACCGTTACCAGTGTAGCTACACCTGCTGGAGTGTTTACGCCGTGGGGAAGCCCTTGGGGGGTGGCGCCAGGTACTACATTGCCTGTATCGCCGTTTACGCCAGTACCAACGGTAACACCGCCTCCTTGGTCAGCAGGTATAGAGTATGTATTTGATAGGTTTGCGGTTAAGGGGCAGGGCCATTGTGCAGCGGTGCGTTTTGGCGGTTCCATAAAAAACTCAACCATGCAAATACTAGGATTTGAGATACGTTACGATATGGGTGGACAGGTATAGTTATGGCAAGACGTGGCGCAATGGCAAAGCCGCCTCCCTTACGAGGCGATGCAAGAAAAGCAGCACAGGCACAAGCTCGTGGTGAGGCTCCCCCGCCGCAAAAAGAAGTTAGGCAGGAGGGCGTTCCTACTCGTGCTGATAACCGAGCCTTATACGATGCTATGACACCTGAGCAGCAAGCCAGGTATCGCAAGTTGCGTGCCAACAAAGGCGTTGCAGAGGCTAATAAGTTTTTGACTAGAACAGCGCCACAACCTACTACCGGACCACAGCAAGCTACTCCGCAAGAGATTACAGAGGAAGGGTTTCGCGGCTCTGCCGATTTGTATGGGTCAATGATGGAGCGATTCCAAGGCTTTGATCCTATGCAGGTTCAAGCTCAGTACAATCCTGTATTTTCACAGGAAATGGATAGAGCTAGGCAGAACGTAATGGGTCAATTTGAAAGGCGTAATGCTGAAGAATTTGAGCGTCAAAACATTGACGTTCAGCGTCAAATTGCAGAGCGAGGACTAGACCCTAACAGTCCAGCAGCTCAGGCGCTTATGAAGCAAAATACTCAGCGTCAAGACTTGGCTAGGCAAGAAGCTATGAGTGCGGCAGAGCAAGCAGCTCAGGGCGTACAGCAGCAATACTTTGGTCAGGCTATGGGCATTGCTCAACAGCCTTACGATATTTACGGCTCTACCTTTGCACCTGCTTACATGGCTGGTATTGGTGCTCAGTACGGGCAGCAACAGCTTGGTATGCAGCAACAGTTTGAGCGAGAACAGCAAAGGCGGCAATTTGCCAGTGCTGAGCGAATTGCGCGTATGAGCCGTGGTGGTGGTGGCGGTGGTCAAGCTGGCCCAACTCTTTATGAGCGGATGGAAGCTGGAGCTTTAGGGCAAGGTTATGGGCAAGCGCCTCAAGTAAACCCATGGGCAAGTGTAGCGCAGGGTGCTGCACAAAGCGGTAGCGCTGGAATAATAAATTGGGCTTTGAAATAACATGGCAACATTAGAAGAAGCATTACTAGGGTTAAACTATACTGGTGCTGATACTGGGTATGGCATAGCAGCTCAAACGCTAGGTCAGATGACGCCACAGCTTATTAACCCTTATGGCTCAACAGGGCAGGCTGTAGGAATTAGCCTTGGGTCTATATTGCTTCAGTCGTTATTGGGCTACCAGGCGCGTTCTCAGGCCGCTCAGGACACCTTGCAAGCTAATACCTTAGCTAACCAGATGATGAGTATGACTACGCCACAGGCTAGGACTGACTTTATCGGTGGTTTAGAAGACCCTATGCAGCAGTCTAGGCTTTCTACTTTAGCTACGGCGCTAACAGCACAGGAACAAGCTAGGAAATTAAAAACATCCACACTTCTTGATGAATTGCGCACTAAAGGAGAGTTTGAAATGGGGCCATTAGGTACGCAGTTATATCAACGCGACCTTGATAAACAAGCTGCAATTCAAGAAGCCGTTACACAACGTGTTTTAGACGCTGAAAGATTGCGACAAGCTGGCAAAGGCGATGGTACAGACTCAGAAACACAGAAATTGCGAAGAGAGTTTAATACTCGCCCTGAAATTAAGGGATACAGCAAAATAAGAGATGCGGCAGCCGTTGTGCAATTAGCAGAAAAAGACCCAAGTGCGGTAGCATCGATGGAACTTGCAAAACGCGCCGTTCATTTAATTGAACCAGGATTAGCCGCACTTCAAGGTGAAGTTAATGCGGTAGAAAATAGCGCATCAATACCTGGAGCTTTTAAGGCAAAACTGAAAAAAGCTCTTATTGGCGAAGGTGGGTTAGATGAAAGTGTGCGCAAAGGTATTATTGAGATGGCAAAACGGTCGTACACTGTTGCGGCACAATCTTATGAGGAAACTCGCAAGTTTTATGAAGATGAGGCTTTAGCAGCCGGACTTCAACCAAGCCGTATTAGTTCTTTTGGCCCTGCAAAACCTTTTGAATATCTAAGCATACCAACAGGAGACGCTGCTGAAAAACGGAAGGAAGAATTAAGGAGGCAAATAGCAGAAAAGAAAGCATTGCTTGCGCAAAGAGGACAGCAATAAATGGACGCAGAAGAGGCAGCATTACAAGCTGAACTTACACAGTTAGATACGCAATTAAATGCTGCGCCTTCAGCCATGTTTACCCCTGCTCCAGCCGCTCCTGCGCCCACACAACTTCAAAGTTTAATAGATCAACCTACTCGTGCTCTTACTGATGTTGAATTAGGCGTAGCTCAATTACGAGCCATGTCACCGCTTGAACAAACAGCAGCGGAATTAGAAGGTCGCAAACTGCTGTTTGGTGAAGGTTATAGTTTTGGTATTTTGCCTAAACTGGAAGCTGCTGGTACATCGTTAAAAGAAGCCTTGTATGGAACGCCAATTACCGAAGCATTTGGTCAAGCTGTAAGTAATCAAGATATTTTAAAAGAATACGTCAGGCAAAAAGATTTAGAACAAGGCAATTTGACTTTTGGCATAAGTGGCCCTGAATTAGCAGGTGGATTATTATCACCTATTGGACGTTTGTATACGCCCACTCAAATCGCTCGTTCTGCGCCGTTAGGTCGAGCATTAGCAACACGCACTTATAATGTTGGTAAAGCTACTGCAACAAGCGCAGGTGCCGCTGGGTTACAAACATTTCTTTCTACTCCTGGCACATTAGAAGAACGATTAACGGCAGCAGGGGAATCTGCTCAAACAGGCGCTATGCTTGCAGGTGGACTTGGCACATTGGGTCAAATAGCTAGCGCAACTGCGCCAAAAGTAGCAAAGCTAGGTGGTTCTTTGCAACGTATGGCAATGGGACTTCGTAAATCCGATTTAACATCTGTTCAAAACGCAATTCGCAACACCGAAGATGTTTTTGAGTTACCAGAATTAAATGCCGGAAAAGTTTCACAAAGCCAATTAACTACAAGTTTTAATAATTTAATCAAAAACAATGTACTTGGTGAAAGTAGCGATGCAACAGTATTGTTTGACAATGCCAAGGCTGCCCGAAACGATTTAGAAGATCAAATACAAACTGCGTTACAGAAAGTTGATCAAAGCGACACTAAAGTAACCATGCCAACTTTTAGTAATGCACAAAAGTACATTGATGAAAATAGAGTTCCTTTAGGCCAGGAAGATGCTTATAAAAACATAATTTCTACTTTCAAAGAAAAAGTAAAAAACGAATCACAATTTGTTGCTCCAGAAATACCAACTTTATACGATGAATTTGGCAATCCATTACCAGTTGCAGAATCGCCTACTATGCAAAAAGCAATAGGCGCATGGGAGCAAGAACAAATAAAACGATCTAGATTGTCTTTAGATGTTCTAAATAAACAAAAAAAGATTTTCAGCGAACAGTATCGAGAAGGGCCTCAATCAGACGCAGGGTTTTGGTGAGCATTTTATACGGATATAAAACAACATATTGAAAAGTATGCGCCAGAAGTAAAAGAACTTAACAGGCAAAAACAAGACCTTGTCGTCGCTTTGCCTATTTTAGAAAAAAATAAAAAAGCGTCGGAAATTGGGACCGCAGGAGCACTTGTTCGCAAGTTACTTTATACAACTGGTGGGCTTGGTCTTCCTGGCGCAATAGCAATGACGGGAAATCCAATTTTAGGGGCTGCTTTGGCAGGCGGTTTGGCATTAGGCGGCACTAAACCTGGTCAAAAACTAATAGGTGAAGCACTTACTTCAATAGCGCCGAATCTTACTCCTGCTATCACTGGAGGAGGATTGCTGGCTGGTCAACTTGCAAGTCGTCCCGATATTGTTCCGATACCTCGCACGCAAAGCGATAAAGAAGAATTAGCAGCAATGGAAGCAGAGCTAGCTAGTCTTGAAGCTAATACATCTACCTCACAGCCTGAATCCGTTAAGGTAGGCAAGCAAAACATTAGCATACCTACAGGCGAGAAGTATGCACCTCCATCGCTAGTTAAAGCTGTTATTGAAGTTGAGTC